ATAAAGGAAGAAAAGCCGAATAAAAAGAAGAAGAAAAGTAAATGACGGTACTACTTGATAACGTAAATGCTGATACAACAAGCTCTGAGATTGAATTTCAAGGTGGATCAAGAGTGATAGTAGTCCGAGGAGACGACTTTGGTGGAGGAACCGTTGCTATTGAAGTTAAGAGTAACAACGATAGTAGATTTCTTGCTGTTGAAGACGCATCATTTACTGCTGATGGAGATAAAATATTAGACTCTACTGTTCCAGGTTTAACATTCAGAGCCGTTTTATCTGGTTCTACCAGTCCTAGTAATGTATTTGCTGAACTGATTTAACATTTATGTCATTAAGTTTAGCGACACCATTAACCAGAAGCCTAACAAGAGGATTAATTCCTACCGCATTTAATCCTAATCTTCCATTAACAATACCAAATTTAGAGTTATGGCTTGATGCCGATGATGCAAGTACATTTACTTTTGGTACTGGAACTGATGTGAGTGTATGGGCAGATAAATCTACAACTGGAACTAACGCCACTCAAGGCACTGCTGCTGCACAACCTAAGCGTGTCGACGATTCAGGAAGTGGTAAAAAAACGGTTGAATATTTTGGAGGAGATGTTTTAGCATGCACTCCCCCTCTTTCTGGAGTAGAATTATCGTTTTTTTTGGTTTATAAAACTACGGCTGTTGGTGCGCCCGGGACAAAAGTCCTGTTAAATGTTGGAGCTGCATTTTTAGTACAAAAAGGTGGTGGTCCAGGGCCATATCAAGTTGCGGGATTAGCTGCATCACTATTTGATACTACAGTAAATCGGATTGCTTCTAATGTGTTTACTAGCTCATTTACAGAAGTTTTCTTTAATGGCGTTTCTATTGGCACAGGATCAGGAGGAAGTGGGAGTGCCATACAACTTAGTGCTGTTGGTAGTGCGAATTTTTTAGGCACTATTTCTGAATTAATTATGTATGATCGATTTCTTACTATAGACGAGAGGCAAGCATTAGAACAATTTCAGTCAACTAAATGGAATATAGCATTAGGTTAATAAGAAAGGATATTTAAATCATGAATCAATACGAAATATTTACAACTGAAGGTGCGCTAAACACAAAAAGTACTGCCATTGATATATTACTGGGATACCCTAATGCTGCGACCAAAACAGACAGATATCGAGACGTATTGAAACATGACATTTTAAGCTCATGGGCTGGCGTTGTTGATCAAAATCTTGTAGATGCTTGTGCTTCAATGACACCCACTGACAGGCTTCAATATTACGACGACACGGACTTAAAAGATCGTCAATATCTCATTGATAACGGATGGTTTCCACCATTCACGGAATAATATAATTATGTCATTACACGGATTAGGAACAACAAGGCTAGACGATCACATCACTTTTTCAAGGGAAAATTTAGTTATGGGACCAGGTATTGAACCCGTTACATTGACAGAGGCTAAGGAACAAATAAGAGTAGATTTTGCCACAGAAGATGCGTTTATAACCAACCTGATAGCCTCAGCGAGACAGTCGGCTGAACTTTATTGTGAGCGAGTATTTATTACCCAAACCTGGCAGATATTTTTTGACTTTCTTGGAAATTTTCGTGCTACTCCTTGGTGGGATGGTGTAAGGCAAGGTGCTGTTAGTTCTATTTTCCCCGATTCAATCGAAATCACACGCCCTCCTCTTCTTTCTGTCACAAGCGTTAAATCATTCGACGACAATGATGTAGCAACTGTGTTTGATGCTGCGAATTATTTTGTGTCGATCTATAAAGGGGATAACCCACCAAAGGGCCGTATTACTCTTAGAAACGCCGCAAGCTGGCCAACTGGAACAAGAAACGCGGATTCATTAGAGATTGAATTCGTTGCCGGGTATGGCCCTTTAGCGTCAGATGTTCCAAGACAAATAAGAAATGCAATACTCGAGGAGATTGCGTTTAGATATGAACATAGGGGCGATTGCATTGATCCATCCATAGGGTCTTCTATTGCCAGAGGGATGTTGAGGCAATACAAGATATCGTTTTTATGACAAAATCAAAGGTATTATTGAGCTTATTTCTGGCATCCATGCTTTTCCTGATAGGATGCACAGAGGTTAAATCGGTTGTAGTCAAAAATACAAAGATCAGCATTGTAGAAGAATCTATTAAAAAATATGTGGGTAGAATGGGGTACAAAATATCCTATAGAGAAGAAGGACATGATTATGTTTTTTATAGAATATATATAGATACTAAACAATACATGCCTAGTAATTTATTTACTTCATATGGAAATAACTCAGCTTATTCGATTCCAATAGGCTCTTCTACATCTATCGTAGAAAGCATGGTTCTTGAGTTAATCCAGACAGAAGATGATGTCATGATTAGAGGAGCGTTAAAGGGGGCTGGTGGTTTGGACAATGGGTTGAAGGGTGGGCCAGGTCGACACTTTGATCGGCTTAAAAAATGGATGAAAAACCAAGGCTTTCTTATTGAGGAGCCCAAAAAGCCTGTAATTAAACAAATCATCCATAATACCGATAGCAAGGATATTCAATGACCAAGTGTTGTAAAAATGGAAGTGTTATCGGCAAGATGGATAATCGTATCGATATCCTTCAAGAGTCAAGCACAAGAGTATCGGGAGGGGTACGAGTGCCAACGTTTAGTGTTTCCGCGTCTGTCTGGGCTCAAATAACTCCTAAACGTACAAGCCCTTTACTTGAAGCACAAAATAGGGAAAATCAAATTACACACAAAATAATGATTCGGCATGATACATCGCTAACATTAACAACCAAACAAAGAATTCGTTTTGGTACTAGATTTATGTTGATAAGGAACTTTTACAATATGGATGAGGATGATCGATTTGATATTCTTGAAGCAAGTGAGAGCATGAAGGCTGCGGTAACGGTAACTTAAATGGCACAGGGAAAAGTCGAAGGATTGGATAGATTAACAAGAAAATTGTTGAGCTTGCCAGAATCGGTTACTAGGGGACTTAAAAAAGAAATTGCTTTGGCTGGATTTTTGATTCAGGAACAAGCTATAAAGTCTATACAAAAAGGATCTCGTACTGGTGTGAAATACAAAAGAGCCGGAAAGTCGGCACAAAGATCCGCTCCTGGTGAATTTCCTAAGACTGATCGTGGAAGATTAGTGGCAAGTATCAATGTGTCATCAGATATTGCCGCGAGGGGGCTTATTGTTAGGGTTGGAACGAATTTAAAATATGGCCGCGCTCTTGAGTTTGGAACATTAAAGATGGCCCCGCGTCCGTGGCTCGTACGAACGTTAAAACCTAACATTAAAACCATCGTCCAAAAAATAAGCCGTCAATTAAAAATAGTTTTGAGGAGCACAAAAGGATGAGTGGTTACGCTGCATTTCAGATACAAGAAGCAATTGACGTTGTGTTGTCTGCGGATGCGACGCTATTAGGATTATTAGGCAATGGGTCAGATAGTATATTGGACAATCCTCAAATAATTGAGCAATCTAAACTTGTTTTCCCAATCCTAGTTTATAGCTCCATTGAACTATCACCTTTTGACACGAAAACTTTTCAAGGTACCGATGCATCTATTCTGCTTACAGCATATTCGCGGACCTCAAATAAAAAAGAAACTGCTAGTATATTGTTTCAAGTTCATTCCCTACTCAATCATACGACCTTAACGGTAACGAATAATCAGTTCGTACTTTGCAGATGGGATGGATTATCTGATATAGTAGTAGATGACAGTGATGAGGGTGTGCTTTTCAGGGGAGACATTCGATTTAAAGTCATAACGCAAGAACAATAAGGGGCAAGATATGGCAGCAAATGATGGTCGCGATTTAGTTCTCAAGTTAGGCGCAGTAGCCGCATCTCCTGTAACAATAGCCGCAGCACGAACCAATAGCTTTGCTATAGCAAATGAAGTTGTCGATATTACAAACAAAGACTCGAACGCTTTCAGAACATTACTAGAGGGCGCAGGAACCAAAGCATTAACATTAGAAATCGAAGGCGTCCTTGATAAAAGCTCCTCAGCAGATGAGTTTCTATTGAATGCAAACAATAACAGCATCGACACATATAGCTTATTTTTTAACAACGGAAATACATTAGAAGGTCAATTTCAGGTTGAATCATTTAGTATCTCTGGGGACCATAATACTGAGCAAACCTTTACGGCTACTCTTCAAAGTTCCGGCGCATATACGTTAGTCCAAGCATAAGGAGGCATTAAAAGTGGCAAATATATTACCAGAAGATTTAGTAAGGGACGGAGTAGTACCGACATTTAATGCCGCTGATGTTTCAGGGGATGAATTCCCAAACGATGGTAAGACTTTTGTTTATATAAAAAATGGCGCTACAGATGTTAACGTAACCTTCATCGCACAAAATACTTCAACGTCTAAACCTGGATTTGGCGATATTACGCTTTCAAATCAAACAGTACTTGTATCGGGAACAACGGAGCAAGCAATTGGTTTTTTT